TGCAACAGCGACATGTTACGATGGTGTAGCGTTCTTTGCTACTACCCACAAAGTGGCCGGGGCAAATGTGATCAACTATACCGCAGCCGGTGGAAAAGGACTATGGGCGTTGCTGGATACTTCAAAATTTGTAAAGCCTTTGATCTTTCAGCAGAGAACAGTGCCTCAGTTCGTATCCCAGGATCAGCCGGAGAACGATAGCGTATTCATGAGAAAGAAGTATCGCTATGGTGTTGATTACCGAGGAAACGTGGGATTCGGATTCTGGCAATTGGCTTACGGCTCAAAGGCTGAGATTTCAGCTACCAATTTCGCACTTCATCTGGCAGCAATGAGAGCATTTAAAAATGATGAAGGAGTTCCCTTGAACATAATGCCTACTTTGCTCGTGTGCGGCCCCTCCAACGAAGCCGATGCGAGAGGATTATTGAAGTGTGATCGGAATGCTGCTGGTGCAACCAATCCCTGGTTTAATTCAGTCGAGCTGTTGATCGTTCCCTGGCTGACATAAGCGAGGTAAAAAATGAGTTATTGCGTTAAAGATGATCTCTTGGGGCAGATAAGTTTGGATCAACTTATTCAACTCACTGATGATAATAGCACGCATGTTGAAAACAGTGAGTTGATCACACAGGCGATAGCGGATGCGGATGGCGAGATAGATGGGTGGGTGGGGAAACGCATTAGCGTACCCCTCTCTCCCGTCCCTGATATTGTTAGAAAGATGTCAACGGACATAGCGATCTATAATTTGTTTGCCAGACGGCAGGGTGCGCCAGAGGATCGCAAGGATCGCTATAAAAACGCCATTACCTTTCTAAGATCGGTTGCGGAGGGGAAGGCTACCCTAGGGGCTGACTCACCAGGCGGAACGCCGCAGGCAACGCCAGTGGTGATTACAAGCCAGACAAGAATTTTCAGTCGCACAACGATGGAGGAATTTTAGTGTTTGGATTCAAACTAAAATCTCCAAAGATTAGCTTTCCTGCTCAGTTGGTTACTAAGGATATCATGGTTGCGGCGGGTCTGACTGTAGTAAACAACTACAAATTAAGGCTCAATGAGGGTAAAGGTGTCAAGGATGGTACAGTAATCAAACTTAAACCGCTCTCGGAAATTACCAAGAGAAATAGAGGCGAAGATGCCATTCCCCTTGTTGATAAGGGGTTAATGAAAGATAGTTTTAGAGTAGATACTTCTCAGTCCACTGACAAAAAAGCCACAATGAATTTCCCACCGAATGAAGCATTTAAAGCAGGTGTTCATCAAAAAGGCATCACCATCTATCCCAAAAATGCAAAGATGCTTAGAGTTCCTTTTGGTGGTGAATTCCTTTTCCTGAAAAAAGTAACGATCCCGTCACGTCCTCATGTAGGATTTTCTGAAAAGGATGTTGCAGACGCATTGAAAATGATAAACACCAAAGTACTCACTGGTGTTAATGAGGGAATACGCATTGAAAAACTTACTTAGTGCCTTAAAAACTGAACTTTCAAATAACATCGACTATCTAGCAGACATTGCCATTGTGTCCGATGAGGATATGCTTCCTTCAGGAACTAGATTCCCCTTCATAGGCTTAAAGGATGGAAGCATAGAGAGAGTAGAGGGGCACAGTGCAACACTCAATGAAAGACTTTCAGTGAGTATTGTCTGCTATGTTCAGATTTTAAAACCCGAAGCCTCAATTATGGGTGATGGAAGCAACGAAGGCATTTTGGACATGATGTCAGATGTTCATGAAGTGCTCAATGAGAATTTCCTTGGATTTACTGGTATTGATCGCGCATTTTGCTCAACTGAATTAGCAAGTGAAACTATGCTAACTGAAAGTATGTTTATTCAGAAGAAAAAATGCATGTATCTTTATGATCGCTCAAGGGATGCTCCTTAAACATCCACAAATAAAATTACTTGAGCCCTCTTTTTAAAAATAGAAAGAGGGCTTTTTAATTGGAGGTGATGAGATGTATCAACTGAAACCAGGTCAGGAAAATTTTTCTGTAATTGATGGTGAGTATGCAGGTAAGAATTATCAACGTGGCGAAAAATATGATCTAGTGCCACCTAATGAGATTCACCGTTTTGAGGAAATAACAGAAATCACGCAGGAAATTCCAAGAAAGTATTCTAAGAAAGAAAAGGAATTCACTGAACAAATAATCTAACAGGAGGTGATAAAAAATGAGTGAAAGAAATATATTATCAACCTATAGTCTGCTCGCAGTTTCTGCCAATTTAAGAGAAACCGCGATCAATACTGAGCAGACACTTGACACCAGTATGCTAGTGTCCAAAGAAAGTCTTATCAATTTAGAGCGGAAACGAGAATCAAATGTAGAAGAGATGATCGGGAAAGAAGAGGGCGATAGCATCTATGATTTGGGAGCAGTATCAGGAGCTACTTTCGATTTTCCCAAAGCGCAACCGCAACATTTTGGGTTTATTTTGGCATATGCATTAGGGAGTTGTTCATCGGCAGCCGCCGGAACTGGGAAAAAACATACCATTACTCCCATTACTCTTGATTTAGATGCTGCTCGAAGCAATCCCTCATTTACCGCGGCTATAAGATATGCAAATCAGGTGGTTAAAAAGGAATTTGCCTCTATGTTTGTAGACTCTTTTACCGCTTCTTTCCCGAAGGATGATTGGGTGAAACTTTCAGCAACGATCAAAGGAACGGGGAAAGTAACTACTAATATTTATGCGGAGACCTTAACGGCATTAGATAATGTTACGTCTTTGACTTTGGCTACCAAAGGAGTCCAGGGAGCTGATGCACCAACGCGGTTGTCAAACATGCAGCGTATCATCGTAAACTATCCGGCAGGAGTTTGGTCAGATGTAGCATATAGCGTGGTATCAGCTGCGACCCCTGCGTTAATCACCATTACAAGTCCTGGGGGTGTTGGCGGATCAGTATCATACAAACTGCTCTATATTCCCACCGAAGCCGGCTGGATGACTTTCCCTTCAAGAATAGTTGAAACTCCATTGAGAGTAAGCCAACTATTTGTCAACATCGGTGGCAAATGGAGTGGTACTGCAATCTCAGGCGGACATAATATTGGAGGAGAAGTAAAGAGTTTTGAATGGAAATTCAACAACAATCTTACCCCAGAAACAACCGTCGGTTCAGGGTTATCAGGCTATGCTGATCGTGCCAAAAGAACAGGTAGAACACAGACACTATCATTGGGCAGGGAATTTAGAGATTATGTATTTCAGCAACACATCGATCTCAATGATGATTTCGTAGTGTATGCAATTGCTGAAGGTGCAGAATTTGATACTGGGCATAAATACACAGTACAAGTTGTGTTCCCCCAGGTGAGAGTGCTCACTGCTCCCATTGGCGTTGATGCCAATAGACTTTCTGAGGCTTTGGAGTTGCAGATACTTGAGGACGGGACCTATGGAAGTGTGGTTGCCTATGTAAAGAATTTACAAGCAACTTATGCAGCCTAATTAAGGCAGAGGAAAGATCATGAAAATCAAAGCATTGTTTTTAATGTTGTCTCTGGCTTTTGCATGTGTTGCTTTTGCGGAAAACATAACCACTTCTAATCCGATGCTTATTGATACCGCTGGTGTAATTAGCACAACATCTCTCTATATTACGGAGATAATTTGGGATCAAGTCGGGACTGATGGGGACGTGGTAATCATCAAGGACAATGCAAGTGGTAATAGAAAAGCCTACAGACAAGGTATTCAAGGCGTACCAATGACCATCTGGAGATATCCAAAAAAGATCAACATATTGAATGTAGAGAGGATCGATTCAGGTGTGTTGGAAATCCACATCGAATAGATAGAAATACATGTTCTAAGCCCCTAGAAACGACGATCTGTCATCTGGCAATGGTATGGTAAGGGGCAAGAGGAGATCGCCTCTCAACTGCCCCGTAGGAAGGGGTTCTAGCACATAGAAATTGAATTAAATCGCAGGCGATGCTTGAGCAATCAGGCATCGTCTTTTTTTAGGAGATACTATGCCACGCATAACAGCTAAAGGATTACGAAATGAACTTAATCTGTCCGATCCTATCTCTGGCGATCTGATTACTCTTTATTATCGGCTTCCTAGCACAAAAGAAAGGACGTCTTATGAGAATGCTAAGCTCAAGAGAGAACGGAATAAACTCAAATTCGAGATTGGTGAGATGAGAGTAAAGTATGGCAAGGCAATTCTACTGGGATTCAAAGAGACAGAGATAAAAGAAGATGGATCAATGACTGGCGGATTCTTAAAAATAGAGGATGGCAAAGAAAAGATATTTGCGTCCGATCATGCCTCTCCTAACTATGATCCTAATTGGAAAGAACTGGTAGAATCCTATGCCGCTGATCTTATCGCAGCGTTAGCTACTCATGTGTTTGATGGAGTAAGCATTGAAGACGAAGAGATAATCAGCGAAGAGATCATAGAAGATAACATCATTGAAGAGGAAATCAGCGAAAAAAAGTAACAGAGGATATCCAGCTGATTTATAAAGATGGACTTTGCACAGAGGAAGAGAGAGAAAAATGTTTGATTGCAGTCGCAGAAGAGAATCTTGAATGGACGTGTGCTAACTGCAAAAAGGAAAAGTACGATGTGATCTCTCCCTGGACATATCATCTTTTGCAAATAAGAAGACTTCAAAAAGCTGGATATCCATTTGAGAGAAACGAACTTACCATTGAAGAGTGGCAGGATTTAGGAACGGTTAACGAAAAGATTGAAAGTATCGAGCAAGAAATGATGATTAAGAGGAGAGGGATATTTTAATCCTCTCCTCCTTTTTGGTGTGAGGGATGATAAACAGCAATACCATTACCCTACAACTAGAAGTAGACGATAAGGGAACCCTTAAAATAAAGCAGTTTGGCGAGAACTACGACCAGGCTATGGGGAAGATTAAGGGATCGTCTACTATTGCCGCAAATGCTGCAACTGGTTCATTTGCGAAATTAGGCGGAATGTTTCAAACTTTAAGAACTCATTGGCTTGCGCTCACCGCTGCTACTGCTGGTTTTGTTCTGGCTATCAGAAATGTAGTCAAAGAATATCTTGAAGATGAACGGGCTTCCCGGAAGTTAGCCAGTTCCATGAAAGTGATGGGAGATTATACCGAAGAAGCCTTTAGAGGGATGGAAAAATATGCAAAAGCATTGTCAATGGTATCGGTCTACACTGATGATGAGATTACCTCTGCAATGCAGTTTTCTAAATCAATGGGACTTTCTAATGAGGCTACTAAATGGGCAGTAAACGCAGCAATGAATCTCTCCACTGCCTTTGGAAAAGATTTAGACCAGGCAATAAGAATGGTAAGTCAGGGATTAATGGGAAACGTTGAGATGTTGGGCAGATTAATTCCTGCTTTTCGTCGCGGGAAAATGGCATTAGATGAAAACGCCACGGCAACACAAAAGGCAGCCTATTTTCAAAAGTTAATGAATGAGCAGTTTGCGGGCAGAGCACAGGATGATTTAGAATCTTATGGCGGTAAATTTCAATGGCTGATGAATAGATTTAATGAAGCAAAGAAAACAATAGGCAAGTCAATCGTCGAAGCACTCGTGGGTGATCCTGAGCAATCAATGGAGAAAATGAAAAGGCTTGCCATTACCATTAGTGATTCATGTAGATTTATAACAAAAAGTATTCTTGTAGTAGAGAAAACATGGGAAGGCTGGTTCAACGTATGGGATATGTTGGGGTTGGGCTTCAATAAACTCATGCAGTCGATTACCGAGACAAACATTCAATCTCAAAAGGTATTTGCAGAGCAAGCAAAGAAAAGTGGTGACTTAGTAGTGTATCGCCAGCATTTGCAGGATTTACTTGCCTTTCAACAAAGATTAGTTGATCTGCAAGAAGAAGAACTGGGACTTAGAGATAAACTCACAGCAAAAGCAGCGGGATGGGAAGAAACCAAAAAAGGATTTGAAGCAATCAATAAAGAATTTGATGCTCTTAATGCAAGTATTAAAGAGATGGGCACTACTCTTCCCGAAGTTCCTACTAAGTTTAAAGCAGTGGCGCAAGATGTCTATAAATTTACTTCGGAGATGGAAGATAAGATACGAGAGGCGATAGAGAAAATACGGGATATTGTGCGGCAACGTGCAGAGTTTGAAGCGGGTATAAATGCTGAAATTTTAGAAGCCACCGGCAGGGAATTAGAAGCAAAAATAGCAGCAGCTGAGAAAGAAGCACTGGTAAAGAAAAACGAAATAGCAAAAATCTACACTAATGAAAAAGATCAAGCACAGATGCGTTTAAAAGTTGATGAATGGCTTACTGCTGCGAAAACGAAAATCAACAAAGAATATTATGCAGAGATGTTTGATAAAGAAGAAGAAGCACTGGGGATGATTCGGGACATTTACAGAAAGCATGGCACTTATATTCAAGGAATGGCTGCGGGTTGGAATGATTACTGGGATGTGGTGCTTACCAAAGGAGAGCAGGGCGCCAAGATGATGGTCGAAGTTCTTGACGGGCTTAAAGATTTAATGAGTGAATCACTATTTTCAGCTATGCTTGAGGAGCCGATTGATTTTAAACAAAAGCTTGAAGATTTCAGGGATAGAATTTTAAAAGTATGGACTGACCAGCAAGCTGACAATTTCATGAAGATGTTAAATGGATTTATTGAAAACTCTGACTGGTTAAGAGGTTTGGGGCTTGGTGAGTTTTTACAGGCGGTAGAAAACTCCAAGAAGACACCGACACTACTTGAATTAGAAAAGCAATCAGCACTTTTAAATGACATTTTAAATGCAATTCTCGGAGCAGAAGGGAATACTGCTGTTCTTGCCGAGGATACTACTAAAGGAACTACAGGTGGCGCAGATTATGGGAAATATCTAGGATGGGCAAAATCCATAATGTCGGCATATCAGGGTTATCAGAGTGGCGGCACATCAGGTATGCTCAGCGGGTTGATGGGTAGTCAGTCTCAGTCTGGTGGCGGTATAATGAATATGATGGGCGGGACGCAAAACACTGGTGGCAGTGGTGGTGGAATGGGCGGTATAATGAATATATTTGGCGGTGGGGGCACTAATATCATGGGTGGAACTGGAGGTGTTAGTGGTGCTCAGGCTTATGGTGCAGGATTCTCAGGCCCGACAAGTGCTACGGGTCAATTTGCAGCTGGCGGTGCAGGTGGCAGTACGATGGGTTCTACTGGTGTGATGTCCTCAATGGGTGGTGGAGCAGCGAGTTATGGTGGAATGTTAATGTCCGCTTATCAATTCTACCAGATGAGTGGACAGGATTATCGAAACCAATATGCAGCTGAGGCACGAAGAACCAAAACAGAAAGCGGGCAGACCAGATGGAGTGGTGCGCAACAGGGCGCGATACAGGGAGCAATGGCTGGCTATTCATTTGGACCAATTG